ACATTAATGTATTTTGCTCATCTTCAGTATGTTTAATATAGGCTATTTCACCTCTATAATATCCTCTACCACCTCTATTGATACAAGCCATTATTAAATCTTCAGTTTCAAAGGTTTCACCATAAAATATTTCCTCGCCATCGAACACACATCTATCTGTATATATTCTAAGAGTGTGCCACTTAGCATAAGTACAAGGTCTTTCAAGTACGGTGTTATTATTATTTAGCGTAATATAAAGTTTCTCATTTTGAATGTATGCTAAATATGAACTACTTGTTTGAAGTCCGAAAATACAACCATTATTCCAATAAGGAAAAAATGTTGTTTCTATATAGTTAGAACCCTTTAAGGGTGAAGTTGGGATACCTAAATTAAAATCGACAACAGCCACATTATGAGTATCACTTTTTATACCGTTATCAAAATAAACCTCTTTTGTTGTAATAGGGTTATTTCTACCTTCTTCAATACCTTCTGCCTTGCCTGCCTCATATCCATCTTTATAAGATAGTCTGCCTTCATAAGAGCCGTTTTTAGGTATATAGGCGGTTTGTGTATCATTATCTTTTTTTAAGTATATCATATTATTCTATTGTTTTATCTGTGTTATTATCTGTTTCTTCTTCACCCAAAGTAAAAGGTGCAATTTCTACATATTCTCCACCTAAAACCTTTTTAAAACAATCTATAATAGTTTTCTGTATAGGTTTAACTACGGTACGATTATATAGCGCAAATGCCTGTAAATATTCATCCTGTGAAAATCCGTTATTCTCCTTTTGAAGTCCGAAGATTATAGGTGTGGCTTGAAAAGCAACAAAAATTTGTTCTCTACTTCTTTTGGCTGTACTCTCATATTTAGCACCAAAATCTACGGTATCTAATTTCTCTACTTTAAGCGCATTTTGAACCCCATTTGCAAAGTTTAATAATATTCTACCGCTATTACTTGCCCCTGCAAATTTCTCTGTTACATTCTTTTCAATCTCAGCCTTTTGGTCATCATCGGGTACTCCGTTATTGAAGTTAAAAATATAACTACCATAAAAACCATTCTCCAAACTTGATAAGTGGTATTCATCTATTTGTTTTTCTATTTCACACGCTCTTATTGCTCCACTATATCGGGGTGTTGGATAAGTCTTAGATTTATCGTTACTTACATATACGATAGAAGTTGCAACATCTTTAGCCTCAGCAACAAACTTAGGATATACTATTACCTTTGAAGTTCGTGCATATTTCTTTCCGTATTCTTCACTATAATAGAATAAATCATTTTTCTTACTACTTCTCAAACATCTAAAATCTACATAGTATAATTCAGCAACTTCACCTATTCTGTTTCTAACAACTTGAAAACTATAACCCCCATAAATAAGCCAATCCCTCGCAAGAAGATTTACTAACTCTCGCATAGTATCACCCTTCTTGTTTATTTCAATTTCAAAGCCCTTTTTAGAGCATTTAACATCATCACCACATACATAGTCAGCCGTACCCATTATAATCGTTTTTAGGGTACTTACATCGCTAAATAGACTATATAAATACTGAGGGTACATATTATCCTTACCCCAAGTAATATAATTCTTCAAACCCTCACCCTCAACATTTGAAGGTATAGAAGTTTCAAAATCCTTATCTATTGAGGCAAAAGCAACAGATATTTTATTATTTTCCATATACTTTATATTTCTTTTCATTATTATATTCTTTATTTTCTCTTACATAATCACCTATCTGTAAAAGTCCTTCAGCAACTTTTTTATCACCATCAAACAATTCATAGGTGTATTCACCTTCTACTATATCTTCTGTTTTTATACCTTCTTCATTTTCATATAATTTCAATTCAAAGTGGAAAAAGATATTTGAAGAGTGAAAATCTGTTACATTATAGGTTAATTTAACCTTAGTTAGATTATTATTTAATATCAATTTCATAGTAATTTATATCAATTTTTAATTAAAATATAAGAACTATGAAAGTTGGAGTAAAGAGAAAAGAACATAAAAAATCCCACCTCAATTAAGAGATAGGATTTATTTGAAAATAAACTATTTATAAATTATCTTATTCTTCAGTTTTAGGGGTTAATTGGATTTCTTTTGCCAAAGGATAAGGAAAACCAAGACTTTCATCTGTAAGTGTTAATGAATATCGGTTAGAGTCTGCCTTTGCAGTACCTGTTTCACCTGTACCAGCCGTAGCAGTCAAAGGCTCATCTTTACCCAAAAACCATCTTTCACCATTACTATCCTCAACTACTGCCATTACTTGACCGATTGCAAGTGCCTGTATAGCAATACGTTTCTGTGTTTCCATCTTTGAAAATACCATAGCCAACTCAGTAGTTACATAAGATGCACCCTCTGTTGAGTTATTAAGTGTTGAAGTCATAGAACAAGTATTCTTACGCATAGGGTAATGTGTCCACACAACACTCTCTTTTAATGCAGTAATCTTACCATCAATTAACTTTTCTGCTACGGTTGCATCTTCGGTAGAATCAAGTGTAGCCACATCTGCCTCCCAATCAGCAAGCCAAATGTTTTTAATACCACCCAAGTTAGGTTGGCAAAGGTCAAGTGTAAATGCCTTAATAGTATTACATTTATTAGTTGCCATATATTTAATTATATTTTATCGTTTATTATTCTTTAAAAAATTGGGCTGAGCAAGTCAGCCCATTATATAAAATTACATTTATTATGCGTTAGGTGAATATTTAACAACAAGGTCAGGGAAAGCAACCTGTGCGCCATAGTTAAAGCGTACTTTTACCTTAAATACATCGTCATCATCGCTGAACCAAACCTTAACCTCTTCTTTGTTATTCAAGAAGTCAGTACCATAAATCATATTCTTAGGTGAAGTTGCATAAATATCGTTAGTGTCTTTAAGACCATAAGCCTTACGAACCTTAACACCCGAACCTGCAATAAACATTTCATTCAAATCACCATCAGCAGGGTTGTAATGATAGAAGTTCTTATCAACAAGAGCCTTAACATAAGCACGGAAAGTTGCAGGAGATACGAAGATAACTGCATCCTCTAAAATCTCTTCGGGAATAGCCATATAAGCCTCCATAATACGGTCATAAGCATCTGTGCTTGCTGAAGTTCTACCGTTAATACCCTCAGCGTTCAAAAGGTCACTCCATACACCAGCCTCAACCTGTTTGTTGATAGATTTAACAAGACCTTCTAAAATCTCACCCTCAAAAGGCATAGCACCCTCATCAGCACCAACACGCACTTTATACTCTGCAAATTTATTTAAGAGTGTTTCGGGGCAAAAGTCCATATTAACCTTCTTCTGCTTTGTTACGATTGTACGCTCCGAGATATTCAAACCACCCTGTGCGTTAAAATTACAAGTTTCTACATCCTGTAAAATTGCCTCTACGGTTGAAGGGTGAATACGCTCTGAAGTTTTGATACCCAACTGCTTAGTCATCAAAGGAATAGTATCACCATAAACACCGCCAAATACAATATCCTTAACAATTACACCTTCGTTTTCTTTTACATACTGCGAAAGTCCATCTACATTATATGCCATAATCTAAAATCTGTTTTTATATTATTATTTATTTTTGTTCTTTTCTTAAAAATATGAATATCAATAAAATTGGTATTTTTTACTACCATCTATAACCTCTTGCTTTCATTTTATCAGCCTCTGTATTACCCTTTGAAAGATTTTCAAAAGCCTCTTCAGCAGATTTAGCCATAGGCATTTCTTCAAGTTTCTTAAATCTCTCATCAGCCTCTCTACGGCTCTCACCAATCTTTTCTAAGATACTATCAACCAACTTGTAAAGTTCATCTATTTCTTCTCTAATCTTTTGGATTTCGGTAGGCTCTTCTTCCTTTGGTGCATCCTCACCTGTTTTACCCTCTGTTCCTTCGGGTTCTTCGGCTGTTTCTACATTTTCACCCTCATTATCATCAACCTCAGCCTGTACATCAACAATAGAAATAACTTTTCCATCCTGTACGGTGATAATCTTTTTATCCTCAGTTTGATACTCGCCATCTTCGGGTTTAACCTCATTACCTTCTTCGTTTACAATTTGTACTAAATCGCCTTCTTTCAAATCTTCATCACCCTGCCAAGCAAGTACACCCTTATCGGTTGATACTTCGCCAAATTGTGCTAACAACTTGCGTAACATTTCTTTAATTTTACTCATCTTATTTTTTAATTTATTTTCTTTATTATGTGTTTTCTCAACTTGTTCAACCTCTTTTTGAATAAATACCCCTGCAAGGCTAAAACCTTTATATTCTCCTTCTTTAATAGCGTTCCATACCTCTGCATTTTCTATATGAAATTCGGCAAACAAACTTCCATCATTAACATCTTCAAAACCTATTGGATTAACACCTTTTTCACTATCTTTAATAAACATCTGTGTTAAGGTTATACCATCCTCTAATTCAAAATTGTGCATAGTATCAACATTATTCTGTAAACCCATTTTGAAGTATTTTTCAGTCATAGCCTCAATAGTCTTACGATTGTAAGTTATATAGTATTCAAAACCTTGCTCATTTCTACGATAAATAGGTTTATCACATTCCATAACAAGCCCGAAAACCTTTTGTTCCTCATCGTTGGCAATACTATATGTTTGTATCTGTTTAACCTCTTCAAAAGCCACAAAATCACGCTCATTTGCAGGGCTATCAACTAAGGAAATTACAAACATCCCTGTTTCACTATCCTTAGTATCAATACAAGCCTCAAAGAGAGGTAAATTATTATAAGTCATATTATTTCAATTTTATTTTATAAATATATGAATTAAAAAAGGTGGCATATTTACCACCTTCTTTAATTAAAAACTCCCCTCTCTATTCCTTTGAAGTGCAAGGTTTTGAGCATTAGTAATCTCACTCTCAACCACATACGCCTTAATAGGATTTTTTGATAAGGCATTTGCAAGATATTCAGTTTCCTGTTGACCTGTAACATTCTGTGTATAGGTTGGTTTAAAATCACTTGTAGGGGTTGCCGTTACTTCGGCATATCTACCATTACTACCACCGCTACTATTATTAGGTTGAGTATTCTTTATCTTTTGTATTTGCGCCATACCGCTTGCGAAAATTGCTGTGGCTTGCGCTATGGCAAGAGCAATACCAAAACCTCCCGTATCTTTTGTGATACCCATAAAAGCACCTAAAGCACCTGCTATCGTGTTTATGGTTGCTGTGGCTATTTGTATTGCTTTACTCTTCTTGAATTGGCGATTATACTCTTCTTCGGTTATCTTACCTGCCTTAAGTTGTGCATCTGCATTTTCCATTATAACATCACTAACACTACTTAAAACATCAGTTAAAGCCCCTGCAATACCCATAATTGAAGTAGTCATATTCTCATAACTATCTATCATTAAATAATTACTCTCAATAGTCTTTTGAGTAAGCAAATCCTTCTGTTGTATTTCAAGGGCTGTTATACTATTTACAAGATTTATACGCTCTTCATCAGTAAGATTTTTGGTTGCAATAGCATTTTTATATAGGTCTATTTCCCTTTGTAAATATTCGGCTTGAAGTGCATATCTATTTTCTAACTCAGTCCTTTGTTCTTCGGGTGATAGACCTGTATAGGCAAAATTAGTTGTGGCTTGCATCTCCCAACTCATATTGTGACTATTAAACGCATTTTGAGCCTCATTTGCAATACCTTCAACACCTTTGTTTACTGCCTTCATAGCCTTAGAAGATTGCCACTCTAATAGACTATTTTTAAGGTTTTTAATGTTATTATCCGCTATTTTAAGTTCGGTATTAGCCTCTTGCATAGTGGTAATATCTGTACCTTCAAAAACATTAAGATATGCAAAAGCCTTAGCCTCATCCGCACCATTCTTTACGGTTTCTATTGTGGCTGAAATACTATCTCTATATCTCTCTGCCTCTGCTATTTGTGCATTATAAAAATCTTCACTATCTTTATTATAAGTTTCTAACTCTCTTTTGATATTTGCTCTAACTCTATCATAAATAGATTTAGTTGCGTTCATAGTAAGAGTTTCTAAATCTATAAGATATTTAGAATATAAAAGTGCTTTTGCTTTTTGTGCATCTTCGGGTTTTAATTTCTCTAATGCCTTTTTATCCTCTAAGTATTTTTCTTTGAGTTTTTGGGTATCACTTTTGTAATAGTCCTTAAGTTCTTTATAAAGTTTTTCAGCCTCTTTTCTTTGTTCAGCAAAAGCCTTAGCATTTTCTTTTCGTGCAGTTGTATTTTTCTTAATAGCCTCAGTTTCTTTGTCTATCTCCAAATCCTCTAAAGCAATTTTAAGGTCTTTTTCTTGTTTAACAAGTTCTTCTAAAGTTTGTCTAAATTCATCATATTTAGCCTTCTGTAATCTCCTTTGTCCTATCTCCTTAGCCATAGCCTGTGCAGTTGCTAAAGAGGCTTGAACTTCGGCTAATTTGGCTTGTAGGTGCTTTTTCTCTGCCTCATATAATTCTTCATAACTTACACCCTGTGCATTTAATAACTTCTCTTCACGCTCCCAAGCCTTATCTTTTTTCTCTAAACTTTCATTAAGTTTATCTGTTGTCTCACCTAATTTCTTAGTTCTTTCCTCAGCCTTAGCACTTCCATCTACATATTTCCATAACCAAGATACGGCAGTACCGAGTAATACAATAAGGATACCAATACCTGTTGAAATAAGAGCAGATTTAATAGTTGCCCCAAGTGCCTTAGCCTTAGTACCAACTACGGTAAGAGCATTACCAAATTTTGAAGTGGTGGCAGTTGCTGTGGCTGTGGTAGCAGTTGTATTTTGAAGTACCTTATTTTTAGCATTTAATCTTTCCCTTGCCTTATCAATTATAGAATTACCCTCTTTTTCTAAAGTCGTGTATTCTTCTAAGTATTTATTATGGTCAATTAGACCTTTTTTCATTTTATTAGTAAGAGTAAGTTGTTCAGTACCAATTTCTACGGTTCTGTTTAATTCATCCCTTGTTAAGTGCTGTACTACTTCTAAATCAGTATATTTTTCCGTAAGATTTTCTGTTGCCTTAGCCAATTCGTCAGTAACATTTACGGCTTGCCTCATAGATGTAGATTGAGTGTTAAGAGTGGTTGTTACCTGTGCTGTTGTACCCTCAACCGCCTCTGCTTTATCTGCAAAATCACCCATAGAGGCTACGGCTGTACTCTGTGCATTTGCATAGTTCTTAAGACCATTCCAAAGACCTTTTAACCTATCTCCTAACTCTTCTAAAGCACCTAAGCCCTGTATAAGTTGTAACCATCTTTGGGCTGTAAGCATAGCCTTTTCCACATCCTCATTACCATCACTAATAAGACCGCTTACAGCATTTATAGCACTAAAACCACCTGCTATACCTTGCGCTACACCTGCTAAGTTTCCTAAAATATCTCCTAAATCGGCAGAACTCCATTTCAACATTTCCTGTTGTTCAGTAACATCGTGAGTAAGTTGTGCCATTCTTGCAAAGGTGGCATTATATTCGGCAGTACCCTGTTCCATCCCTGCTAACTCCTTCTTCAACTTCTTAAGTTCCTGTTGGGGTGTCATAAGGGCTTTTTTGATAGCCTCTTCATAAGAACCCACTTTTCTTTGTGAGTTACCTATGGTGCTATCCATACGCTTTAATTCCTCGTTTATCTCATTAATCCTTTGTCCTATTTTGGCTCTTTCAGCCTCGTTAGTCACTTCACGCCATACGGTTTTTAAGGCTCTCATTTCAGCCACTAAACCATTATATGAACCCTGTGCAGACCTTACATTTTCTTTACTTGCACCCATTACTGAGTTAAGTTTCTTTTGA